CCGCCCTCGGCGAATTTGCCATCGCGTTCCGACGGGCGATGAGCGGCGAAGGCGCCGATCCGCGCCTCTTCGCCGCGGCGACCGGCATGGGGACGGCGGTCCCGTCGGAAGGCGGCTTTGCCGTCCCGCACGAAGTCGCGGCCGGCATCGAACGCGATATGTTCGCGCAAGGCGAACTGCTCTCGCGCGTGGATGCGCGCACCATCTCGGGCGATTCGATCGCCTACAACGTCATCGATGAGACGAGCCGGGCGACGACCCGCGCCGGCGGCGTGCTCGGCTACTGGGTGGACCAGGGGACGGCGCCGACGGCCTCCATGCCCAAGCTCGCGCGGCTCGAATTGAAGCTCCGGAAAGTCGGCGCGCTCGGGTACATGACGGATGAACTCGTCAATGACGCCGCGGGCCTCGGCGGCGAGCTCCAGGCGATGTTCGGCGAGGAACTGACGTTCCAGGTCGAAGACGCGGTCACGGAAGGCACCGGCGCCGGGCAACCGCTCGGGTATCTCGTCGCGCCGTGCGTCCTCTCGATCGCGAAGGAAACCGGCCAGGGGGCGGCGTCGATCAACGTCAGCAACCTCTCAAAGATGTGGGCGCGGCTCCCCTCGCGCTCCAAGAAGAACAGCATCTGGGCGATCAACACCGACTGCAACCCGCAACTCGATCTCTTGAGCATCCCGGCCGGCGCCGGCGCGCTCGAACCGCGGTTCGTGAATTACGACAGCACCGGCGTCTTGACGATCAAGGGGCGGCCGGTCGTCGAGACGGAATTTAACGCCACCATCGGCACCGTGGGCGACATTGCGCTCCTCGACCTCTCGCGCTACCGCCTGATCCGCAAGGGCGGCGTCGAACAGGCGTCCTCCATTCACGTCCTGTTCGCCTCCGGGCAGCAGACCTTCCGCGCCTTCTATCGCTGCGACGGGCAGCCGGTGCCGCGCTCGGCGCTGACGCCGTTCAAGGGGACGCAGACCCAGAGTCCATTCATCGTCCTCGCGACGCGCGCGTAAGGGAGCTGCATCATGCGGATGAGTGAATCGCTCGTCATCGTCCCGATCTTCGAGCCGAAGGACAAGACGGCGGCCGCGTATGTGAGTGACGCGGTCGACGTCGGGAAACTCGACGGCTTCACGGCCGTCTTGCAGTTCGGCGCCATTACCGGCGACTCCGTGCTGACGGTCTACGGCGACTCGACCGCCGCGCTGGCGACGTCGCTCACGACCGCGATCGCCTTCAAGTATCGCCTCGCGGCCGCGGACTACAAGGTCGATCTGGCGGATCAACTCGGGGATGCGATCAGTGTCGCGGCGACCGGTCTGACGCTGACGGCGGCGACCTTCGATCATCGGGTCATCGTGATCGAGATCGACCCGGACACGCTCACGCCGCCGGCGCACTGGGTCGCCTTCAACTTCTCGTCGGTCGGCAATCCGTTGCTCGTGGCCGGGATTGGCCTCGGGCGGCCACGCTACGCCGGGCATCTGAACCCGTCCGTCCTCTAAGCGCGCGGGCATTTTCGAAGGAGCCGGCTGGTGTACACGAATCAATCGCGCGATATGTTCACGGCGTTCGGGTTCGGGTTCCATACCGCCCGGCCCACCGCCGTGTGGCCGCAGACGGGCGATCAGACGATCTTCACGATCAGCGGCGGGCGCGTCTTCGTCACGAGTCTCTCCGGCGTGTTCACGGTCGCCGCCTCGGCGACGGCGAACAACCTGAGCGTGAACTCCGTGCCGACGGTGGGCTCGGCGGTCGTCATCGCGTCCACGCTCGCGGCGGCCAGCTTTGAAATCGGCGCGATCGTCGTCGTCGAAGGCGACGGCACGGCCGTCGTCGGGACGGCGACCGGCGCCGGGTTTGCGCCGGCCCTGAACGCCTTGTCGTTCATTCTCCCGACCGGCAACCTCACGATCACCTGCTCGGGCAACAACACGACCGGCTCGATCAAGTGGGACATTTTTTATTTCCCGCTCGACGAGGGCGCGCAGATCGTCGCGGCGTAGTCGGCGCAGAGGTCAGGAGCACTCGCTATGGCAGATACCACCGCACAAGTCATCGGCTCGGTGCGCAGACCCGCGGGCGCGTACCAGCAGGGCCAGTTCCAGGCCAACGAACTCAACGAACAGTTCGTCGTGCAGGGCCTCCCCATCGGGACCGAGATGACCCGCAAGGGGCGGGCGTGGGGCACGATGACCGTGACGGCCGCCGCGGGGATCGTGGTGCGACCCTCGACCTTGGCCGCGCTCGAACTCTGGAACGGCTCCCCCACGACGAACGCCGGGCTGAGCCTCATCATCGATCGGCTGTTCTTTTTCAATCTCGTCTCGACGGCCGTCGTCGAAGGCTTCAGCGGCTGGGCGCAGGTCGCGACGACCAAAGCGGCGCCGTCGAGCGCCGGGCTGGCCATCCGCGGCAACTCGGGCAAGCAGGGCTACACCGGATTAGCGGTCAACGCGATCGGCACGACCGTGCTCGATAACGGCTGGTTCCCCTGGGGGAACGCCTACAACAAGGCGGCGGGCGGTGTGGTGCCGTTCGGCGCGATCTCGGCGGAAGTCAACGGCCGGCTCATTGTCCCGCCGGGCTGTTCGCTCTGTCTGCATGTCGTCAGCTCGCTCGTGGGGGAGACCTTCACGATGGGCGCGATGTGGTACGAAGAGCTGCTCAGCATCGAGTAAAGCCGCGTGACCGATGAGCCTGTCCCTCGTCACGGCGCCAGCGACAGAACCGCTCACGTTAGCGGAAGTACGCGCCCATCTCCGCGTCACCGTCGCCGATGAAGACGATCTCCTGGCCTCCCTGATCGTCGCGGCGCGGGAATACGCGGAAACCTTCACGCACCGCGCGTTCCTCGCGCAGACCTGGGATCTGCAACTCGACGGCTTCCCGCAGTGTTTTTCGACGCTCGACGGGGCGGGCTCGATCTGGGTGCCCAAAGCGCCGCTCGTCTCCGTCACGAGTCTCAGCTACGTCGATACGGCCGGCGTGACGCAGGTCTGGCCAGCGAGCAATTTCACGGTCGATGCGCCCGTCGGCCCGAAGGCGCGGCCCGGCCGTCTGACGCCGGCGTACGCCGTGTACTACCCGGTCACGCGCAGGGTCCCGAATGCGGTGACGGTGCGCTTTGTCGCCGGCTATGGGACCGCGGCCGCGGCCGTGCCGGCGTCGATCAAAGCCGCGATGAAACTCCTCATCGGCAATTGGTGGATCAACCGGGACGCCGCGGCGCTGGTGCGGGCCTCCGCGGACGTGCTGCCCTTCGGCGTCGATGCGCTGTTGTGGCCGTATAAGGCGTTGTGATCCCATGAGTAGCACCGTCGGGACCATCGCGCACCGCACGTCGCTGACCGGGACGAACCGGACCGACGTGCAGGTCTCGAAAATGGTCTGGAACGACACCCTCGTCGTCGCGAGTGCGGCCCCTGACGGCGCGACGGTCGTCCGGGACAGTACCCAGGCGGACGGGTGGGGCTTC